TCTCCAACAACATCCTTAATAGATATATGGTAATCAAATGGAGTGTCTCCTGTCTCGTCAATTCCTTCTTCAAAAATTATATTTGGTTCATAATCGTCAGTTTCAAAACAATCAATGGTAATTGGAGTTGAGGCTAATTTATGCATTGTTGATGTACTATTGGCTACCGTACCGACTTTGTAAGTATCAAATTCCTTGAAAAAATATAATGGTGCTGTAATATCAACACATACCTGAATTTGACGTAAAAATTTACGATGCTCTGGACCGGCTTTACAAAGTCGCATAGCTAAATCCATATCATTTGGACCAATCCAAGCTGTTTCATAAAAATTACCTTGGCTAGATTCTTTAAGTATTCCATTCTTAAACAACCAGTTTAAACGCTTCTCTTCTTCATCACAGTATTCCTTACTTCCAAATTCTAAGTCGGGAAATAACTTATTGACCCATAAATCTGCTATTTCTAATGCGGTTAAACTACCATCTTCTTCAATACCAAATGACGAATCAGATTTCTTCCAACTTGCAAGCGGATTACGCATTCCTCTTAATGCTCCTTCAAAATTTGATACATATGTATTCTCAAATTTCATTATAAATTTCCTCCAAACCCTTTAACAAAACATCCTATAATTTCTAAAAATTCATCAATATCATCTAAGTAAGCATTATTTTGATTATAGTCAGATGTTTTTAGAAAATCATAATATGAAATTATATTGACATGATATCCATAAGCATGTGCTTTTACTAACATTGCTTCTGGATTTTTACATACTAATGTTGCGTTTTCGTCCTGGCAAAGAGCCATTAGTTGTTTTGTTTTACCTGAACCAGGTTCTCCAATAATCTTTTTCATTAATTCTTATTCCCCTGTGTACTATTATAACCCCAATCAGTGCTTTGATAAAAATCAATTCAATACTTCTCACGTTCATTAAGTTGAGATCTCTCGCATTTTTCAATAATTTCATACATAAATGATTCTGGCCCAATAGACTTCATTTCTGTATAAAATCTATTATTTGAAGAAGAAATACCAAGACCTGCTTTAATATGATCGCGTAATCTATTTCGTAAATCAACACTTTGACCTATATAACACTGATTGGTTTTTAAGTTTGTAATTTTATATATTCCACAATGATTTTGTCCAGTAGGAGTTAATCTACCTAATAAATCCATTGTTGGTTTTTTATAATAAAGTTCCCATATTATTTTATTGATAGGTTCTGGATCTTTATTTAATTTTGTAGCGACTTCTTTTAATAATTGTATATCTTCTATATCTTGATCTGAAATTTTTAATTTATAATAATCTTTTTCAGATTCTTTAAGCATATTTCTTTTATCTAAATCAATTGCGGCTCTTACTTTTTCTTTTAATGTTTTTAATTCTTCATTTACAGTATTTAATTCTGCTTGTTTTGCAGCAATACTTTCTGTAAAAAGCTTGGCATTTTCTTCCATTATAGAAAGATATTCTTGTTTATGCTTTTCTTCTGCTAATTGATATCTATATCCAGCTATCTCCGCAGACTGAGACATTCGTTCTTGCATTAAATCATATGATTTTTTATAGATTTCGTCTGCGGCCGCAGATGCCTGGGCGCTTATAGTTTCGATGTCTGCGTTAAGAGACGCCTTTCTTCGTTCTAATGCGCTAGTTTCTGTCTCAGCAGAAGCGATTTCCGCAGTTAATTTAGTTAAATTATTCTGTAATTCTTTATTCTTTTGGAGCACTTCTTCGTCTAATTTATGCTTTGGATATAAATATATTATTATACCAATCAATGCTCCAATAATTATCGCATAAATTCAAATCATTATTTTCTCCTTAAAAAAGAAGGGGTAGATTAGTAATTACCTACCCCAGTATTTTTACAAAATTAACTCAGATTACTCAGCGTCAGCATCTGGGTCAAAGTCTAAGCCTTCCTTAGTAAGACTTAGAAGCTTGATTGCCTTATGAGAACCATCATCAAGTTCAATTTCTGCAGGTGTTCTAACACCAAGTCCCTTACGCTGAATAGCAGAGGTAAAGATACCATCTACGCTTCTCTTTTCAAGTCCGAGTGCAGCAGCAACATCAGCAGCTGTCAAATCTTCACCATTGTGTTCCTTGAGATACATTAATACTTTCTTTGAATTTTCTTTCATCATAATCTTTTTTCTCCTTATTTCTTTCTTTATGTAAAAATTATACCACAAATGTTTTTATTAAGTCAATTATTTTTTTAAAATTTTTTGAACCATATCATCTATATCCATCATATCTTCTAAACTTAAATTATATTTAGATGTTAGATTTATGATTTCTTCTTCCGCAGATTCTATTGATTCTTTATTTCGACCATTTTGAATAATCCGCTCTGCTGCCGCTATTCTCCTAGCTATTTTCTTTTTTAATGACTCACTTGCCATATATTTGTTCCTTAATTTTTACAATTATATTATACATAAAATTTTTCTTTAAAGCAAGAATTTCTGAATAAATTCTTCCTCAGTAATAATCGGCACGCCCAATCTTTTCGCAGTAAGATTTTTGGATGAGGTGCTTGTGTTATCGTTATTGATTAGATAACTTGTTTTTGCAGAAACAGCACTTGAAACTCTACCACCCCTGGATTCAATTTCAGACTGAAGTGCCGCTCTGTTTTTATACTGTTTTAATGAACCAGTGATTACGACTACAATATCTTTTAAATTATCTAAATTATCTTCTTTTGCGGACGCAGGCCACTTTTCTAATGCCGCACCAGCCAAAATAGCTTCACCATAATCAAAGTTTAGGATTGAGCCTACTCGTTCTGGGCCAAAACCATCAATAGCATAAAAATCAAAGTCAGACCCCTCTTCAGTTGCATGTACAAAAGATGGAAAATCTTTGAAATGTTTAGCCAATTCTTTTGCCTGACTCAAACCAATTAATGGTATTCCAATGGCAGAAATATATCTTTCTAATGGAATATCTGAAGTTCTGATATTTTCAATCGCTTCAAGAATATTGTCTACAGATTTAATCCCAAAACCAGGTTTTGAAACCCACTCATCTCTATGATATTTTAACTCAAAAATATCGTGAAATTCTTTTACCCAATCCCAATCAATTAATTTTTCAAGAGTTGCTTTAGAAAGACCTTTAATATCTAAGCCTTTCTTGCCGCAAAAATGATCTAAACGATTAATTAATTTACCAGAACAATTTGGATTTTCACAAACTAAAGTAATAGAATCAGTTCCATGCTCGTATAATGGTTCTCCGCAAATAGGACAAACCCAAGGCTGGCTAATGTATGATTTTGTATACTCATCATCTTCTTCCGCTGATAAAATTTGCGGAATTATCATATTCGCCTTAAAAATTTTAATTTTTTGACCAACCCAGCTATTACCGTGTAAAACACTATGCATTATACTTAAATTATGTAGTGAAGCACGTTCAATTATAGATCCATCTAATTCAACAGGTTCAAATACCGCAACAGGAGTTAAAACTCCAGTTCTACCCATAGTCCATTGAATATCTTGTAGTTTTGTTTCAACAGTTTCTACTTCTGGTTTCCAAGCAATTCCATTTCTAAAATGGTGGGATGTTTGTCCTAAAGAATTTCCATATTCAGTATCATTAAATTTCCATACAACACCATCGCAAGGATATTCATCTTTAAAAGACATAATTATACTATTTGTTGATTTAATTTCATCAACTGGTATATCAGTAATAAAATAAACTGTTTCAAACCCATAAGACTGAACTTCAATTAATTTTTCACTTAACAGCTTATAGTCACTACCAACAATAACATCCCAAGCAATAAAAGACAATTTTCTTTCTTCTACTAACTGAGTGTCAAGAACATTTAATGCTCCTGCTGCCGCATTTCTTGGATTTTTAAACTCATTATTTTTATTGATTTCTTCAAAATCAGAAACTTTAATTATAGCCTCTCCATCAATAATGAATTCATTTTTATATGGAATTTCTAATGGAACGTTTTGGAATTGCTTAATATGCTCAGTAATATCAGTGCCTTCAACTCCATTACCGCGGGTGTTTGCGGAAATCAATTTACCATTATTATATTTGATGCGGACTGATAAACCATCAAGCTTTATCATAGCAATCATTTCTTGACCATTCGCAAAATCCGCAACCTCCTCGTCGGAGTGGCACTTATCTAAACTAAGCATTGGTTTTGGCGTAATAGGAATTTTTTTAAGGAAGGGTAAAGTTGCAGTTCCTACTTGTTGCGTTGGACTATTGGATAAAATTATATTATTTTTATTCTCAAATGCGGAAAGCTCCTCTAATTTTAAATCATATTCTTGATCACTCATTATAGGACTATCAGAATTATAATACGCATCAGAAGCTTTGTTTAATTGATTTATTAAATCTGAGTATTCTTGAATATTACGCAACATTTTTTCTATTCCTTTCTTACAACCAATTATATTATATCATAATTATTTTATTTAATCAAATCATTCTATTTTTGAACCATTAATTTGTGTTGATTTTCTTTTTTTCGCTTGATGAACAGCTTGTCTTGAAACCCCTAAATATCTACCAGCTTCTGAAAAAGAATCAAACGGTATTTCATCTATAATACAGATAAATGGTACTTCTATTTCTTCTAATGGTTCATCTGTATAATACAAAAAGTATTTACTTTTATAACGAGTTTTTTCTCTTAAAGCCTTTTGGATTCCAGTGGTTTTGAATCCTTCTAATTGGATATCTTTTACTGTTTTATAAGTAGATTCCAATTCGCCGCCTGCGTTATATACAGCAATAAAACCTTTTGGATTTCCTATATACTCACCCCTTCGCTGAAGCGTTCTCAATGTAAATAACCGCTCATTTGGAGTGTAATAATACATAGGTGGTTTTTTATGTTCTATAGAATAGTTATTAAATACGTCATCATTTTGTTTATAAATTTTTATTTTTGTACATATTGGATATTCATTATTTGGTTTTGGATATTCTAAAATATCAGAAGCAGGTGTTAAAGTTTTATCTAAACGTAATATATAAATAAATTGTTTAGTTCATGTTTTTCTAACATCTGAATATAAACTGCATATGCCTTCTGTAAATGGAATTGATTCAGGGCAATTATGCTTATATAAATACCATAAAGTTGTTAAGTGACGTTCTTGCCCATCCAATAGCCAAAATCCTTCAGAAATAAAATATCCTAAATATTCTCAATTTGTTGCTTGATAAATATATCCATAATTACCTTCTTTGCGGCCGGAGTAAGAAACTAGTAACCGCACATTTGGGCGGTATTTTTTTATTCATTTAATACCAAGAGAAATAGCTTGTGATTCTGAATTTTTCCCTTCTGAATCAGCCATACAAAATCTATTTAATTCAAGGTATTCTGATTTTTCTATTGGTTCTTTAACATATCTATCAAGTTTAATTTTTTCTTGAAAAGAACAACCTCATTGGAGTACTCCTACTAAAAGATTATCTTCTTTTCGGAATACTCCAAGATTAAGAATTGCTTTTTTAAATCCTACCCCAGAATAATGTCAAGCAGATGTAAATTGATATGCTTTTGACGAGTTTATCTGGTCTATAAAATATCTTTTATTTTCAATCATAATTATACCTTTGATACTGATTGTATCTTATCTTTTAATGTGATATTACCTGCGGCGGTGCGTCCTAAAAGCGGAATATCTTTCGCTGAAATACAGATTGATTTAGAACTACCAACTACCAATACCTGGTCTTCATCGCTTAATAAAGCGGCTGCCGCAACTTCATCATTAGATTTATAACAAATAATACCTTTACCACCACGTTTCTGTAAGACAAGATCATTTGGTGAAATTTTCTTACTGAAACCTGATGTTGAAAATATGCCAAGTGTATCATTACTATCTCTAACGACC